GGCTTACTTTCTTTGGAAATTTCCTACATTGTACTACTCTAAGGAGGAGTTGCAGAGGTGGGTTTGGAATGATAGACCCCCCCAGATGTTGAGAGATGAGGATCAGCCTCACCCTCCGCTGCTTCCGGCTTATGAGGTTGCTCCGTTATGGGCCTTTATTTTAAGAAAGCTGTCTCGATGGCGAATGGCTTTTGGCCTCATTAATAATAGGCCTGTTTATGCTTCTGCTCGGGCAAACATGTATCCTCTTAAGTATATGCGTGTGGTTCTTCAACAGAACAAGAAATCGCATCTGATAAATCGGAAGGGAGAAAAAGTTCTAGAACATTTGCCAGCGTCTTTAGCTCATTTGTATCGCTTGCTGGGTGTGAAAGATTTTGAGTATATTACTTCGCGTATTGACGTAGAGAATGATTTGAAAGGAATGTACTTAGGATCTGCTGCAGGACCCAACAAAGGCCAAGTTCGTGAGGTAAGAACTTCCACTTCGAAGATTCATGTTTCTCCTAGTGGAAAGAAATTTGAAATGCATAGCTTTGATTTAGATGTGTTCCTTCGACTCATACGTGATGGGAGAGATATACCTGTGTATTGGGTTATAACTCCCAAGGATGAGATGTTCTTTACGTTTGATAAGCAGTATGCGGATGAAAAGTGGCAGAAATTCCAGGACAAGTGTCGAGTTTTTGTTATACCATCTTCAAACTTTGTAATTTTGGAACGTTTGGTCTCTAAAATTCGGATGTTAAAAGAACGAGGACCTTGTATTCGTATTGGGCACCGCTGGTCGAGAGGAGGAATGGATTCGATTGCTAAATGTTTAGGAATTTCTATTGCGAACTGCTTTAAGAATATACTGTGTGACGGTGACATAGATAAGTTTGATATGCGAGTTAAAGCTTTCTTTGTCAATCTTTATTACAGCTCTAGTCTAGCCTATGAGATTCCTGGATCTGAAGACTATGAGATAAAGAAGAAGATTATCAAACAGATTATAAAAGCTATTATTGCGCGAATTACTCAATTGTTTGGTGAATTGTGGTGCATCCAGAGAGGGGGTGTCCCCTCTGGTTGTTACAATACCAGTCATATGGATTCGTGGGTGATGGCGTTGTATTTCTGTCTGTTTTGCGTATGGCAAATTTTTAATGCCCCAAAAAATCACCAGGCTCAGCTTGAAGAAGAATTTATTAAGATAGTAAAGCTTATAGTCTATGGAGATGACCATGTTTACAATAAAGGTGAGGGGTTAGGATCAACTTACTTTTCAACTACGCTCTTTGCTAAGTTCCTAGAAGAGATGTTTGAGGTAGAATTGCGGGATCATCGGGACGGAGTTCCTTTCTGTTCCACTGAATTTGAAGGTTGGTTAGTTGGTCCGCCAGGAATGGTCTTTCTGAAGCATTATGCTGTAGTAAACAAGAATAAAGGTGAAGGACAGTCATCTTTTGTACCTTTTAGGGAAACTCGAGATTATATTTGTCGGGCAGCGTGGGGTCGCGAACCCAAAGATCGTGATATAATGGATGTGATGCTATCTGTGCTTGGACATGTTTATGGTACTCATGGCTCGAATTATGATGCGTATAAGAGCCTTATGTTCTTTTATAGGGAACTTTTACGCTTTGTTCCCTCATCTTATACTCACAACCAGTCTGCTGATGAAATGATACAGCGAGTTGATAGGACAGATATACGAAAGATGAGACAGCATGGAATCACCACTGATGATTTGAGGACTGGGTTCCCCACTTGGGAGAATCTGCAATCTCGTAATGTTTATGATGCGTCATATCAGGATATTACTGTCCAGCTCAATGACTTGGACGATGAGATTGAGCATGATCTTGGGTGGTAGACAGTTATTACTAATGCCTGTGATAGTAGCTAGGCGAAAATCCGGTGTCTTCCGGTAATAGAAATAGATTGATAAGAATGTAAATCATTACTTCTTTCCATTTATGGTTTTTTGTTTCCTGGTTTGTTGTGCATTGGAACCTTATTCTCGTCGGCAAAGGCAAGTCTCTGAAGGCAATCTAGCGCATTCTCTTTGATAGTGATTGACTCACCATTCC